AAAAACCGCTCAAATGTATCCATAACTTCTTCACTTGTTTCAATAGTAAAAGTTTTCTTAATCTTCATCTCGCCTCCTTAATTCCATGCCATCTTCACCTATATGTCTTCAATCTCATCAAACGTAATACCATAGTGCTTAATTGCTTTTTGCACTACCCCTAGTCCTGGAGCTGCCCCGCCTTTCTCCAGTTCCCATATGTAACTTTTCGTAACTCCTAAACTTTTTGCCGCCTTTTCTAAAGTCTCGCCACTTAGCTTTCTGGTTTCCCTCAGCAGAACGGAAAAAGGTCTTTTCTTTTTTGTTACCTTTCGTTCAGGCATATATTTTATACCATTAATAATTACATCCATTTATCTACCCCTTTTTTCTGTTTTCATATCTTCACCTATATGGAGATTCCTGGACTGCGCTGGCCGGTCAGTTTTTGTTCTGCCTCCCATTGGCTGCGCATCCTACACCCCTCAAACTGGCAGTTATTCGCCCACGGGTATGTAGCGTCCAAGTCATCAATGTCGCAGTTCACAAGCCGCATGTTCCAGATGCGACTATGCTTTCCCAGGACGATATCCGCCCCCACCACTGTTGCCCCTCGTCCGTCAATATTCATTTCCGCTTCCCCTTACGCTTAACCGTCACAGCCCAAGAATCATAACTCTGTATATCTATCTGTTAGCTGTCTTCTCTGGCGTTACGCCCTTCCAACCATGCAAAATACTGGTCTCGTGTATGCTTTTCTGGTAATCGTTTACCCTTGTAACCTAGATACCTCTCATAGTGGTTTCTATTGCCTGCGCCGTAATAGACTGCTGCATCGTGCTCACTCCTGCATTCTCTGGAGTGCATTCGCCCATTAACTGAGTTGCAATTTTTACCTTTACACATAACAAGGCGTTCGTTCGGGTTGCTCATTCGTCGCTCCTCCTCATTCTCAACCGCACAACTTAATCGCTTCCTTATTCATTTCCGCTTCCCCTTACGCTTAACCGTCACTGTTATAAATAAACCAGGCGCAGATCATCCATAAGTTAGCAAGAAAAAGATAAGAAAAATAAGGCCTCACCCAGCCATTGTCTTTCTCTATATACGACAAAACGCTAAGTCCCAGATATATGAATGCAATCATTAGTGCTAGATAAAACATTTCCTCACCCTCCAGTCAGTACCACCTTCAATTGCTGCCAATCCTGCACTTATGATTGGTTATCGTGATGACGCAACAATGGTCTTGTCGTTATAGAACCTAACCCCCGGGTACTCGACGGTACCCTTTAATGCCCGTGCCGTCTGCCCGAGCACCTTGTCATTAGCCTGCAGCGTGGCGATGGGTGCCTGGCCGGTGGCAACAGCCCTGACTAAAGCCTCAAGGTTGGTAACTTCGGCTTTCCAGTTGTCGCGCATCTGGATACCATCGGCTTTCGGTGCCTGTCTGATTGGTGCCGGTGCCGGGGCTGGTTCCGGTGGTGGCGGGTTTGAGACTTCTTCGATAATTTCGGCCGCAGCTTCATGGTCACCCTTGGCCTCGGCTTCTTCGGCCAGTGCCATTGCGGCCTCTTCATCCTCGCGCCGCTTGCGGTCAATTTCTGCCTGGCGCTGGCGCTCGGCTTCTTCGCGCTTGCGCTGTTCCTCGCGGGCAATGCGATCCTGTTCATCTGAAAAGCGCGACATTTCGCCTTTGATGGCTGTTTCGGCGGCACGCAGGAATTTTAGCGGTTCCCTGAAAAAGGCATCGATCTGGCGGCAGGTTTCCAGTGCCGGCGCTTTCAGTTTTACGCGGCTTGCCTCAACTTTATTAAAACGGCCTTTAATCATTACCAGCTGCGCGGCAGCAACCCGGTAATCATCATGATTAGTAATTTTGAAGGTCTGCGCGTTCGTCAGTGTGACCTGGGCCTGCTCGGCCTGTTCCTGTACTTCGGCGGGGATCAATGTTTCATTGTCCATTGTTTTTTCTCCAGGTGTGAAGCGACAAAGCCGCTGCAAAGTAAGTGAAATCGTGCTGGTCTTTATATTCAACCAGCCTGTATCGAGTGTCTGAAAGCTGCAGGGCAAAACGCCGCTTTCTTTTTTTTAAGCCGTGCATTTCGCAGAAAGCATGATCATAGGCTGCGGTCTGCAGCCCGACAGCTGGGTGCAATACCGACACGGTTTTAGTATCGATAATTGCGTCCTGATGGTTCAACATACCGGCAAGATCCAGTGTGCCGGCATACCTGTAGCGTTCTGAATAAACCCGTTCCTCGGTGTGTGTGGCAGTAAACCCTGTCTCTGATACAAAACGCTTGTACTGGTCAAGATAGGGCACCAGTGGCAGTGATAACATCGACTCGTCGAGATCGTCGTTTTCATACAACTCAATAGCTTTGTGAACCGCCCGGCCAAACGTGCTGGCTCGTTCCAAAACATCCTTTGGCACAAAGCTAAAATCAGTCAGCATGCCGATAATTTCAGTAACGCTTGGGATCCGCACGCCGTCCAGGTGGTATTCGTGCGGATCCTCGGTAAAGACAAGCCTTGCCATTAATCACCACCGTATTGGATGTAGACATATTTACTCATTGTTATCAATCTCCGATCGGCACTTATCGTATAGGTCAATCAGTTCCTGGCGCTGTTTTTCATCCTTGATTTCACCGATAAAGGTGGCGGCTTCATCAGCTTCATTGGCGGTACTGGCATCGTTCAGATATTTAGCTATCTCAGCATAGGTTGGTGACGCCTCTTGTGTGCTGTCTGAAACGGCTGTTTCTGATTTGCCGACAGGTATATCTACTTCTGGCTTACCGGCTCCAGGCCCGAAAAAGTCTTCGACCTTGGCCATGTTGTCGCGCAATGACCGATATATCTTCCTGAGATTAACAATCTCAGTTTGGGTTGTTGCTGCGATATTATGCCCAAGCCGTTTTTCGATCATTTCAGGCGTAACACAAACCTTGGCAAAATGCTCAATCACCTTTTTCATGGCTTCCTCGGTTGTTCCGCTATTAGATGCCAGAGTGATCTCACACTGCCGCACAGCTACATCAATAACATCACCAGGGATAACGCCAAGGATACAAGAACGCAAACGCCTGGCACCTTGGTTTGCCGTCATTTCGTAGATATCACGCGGATCAGTCAGCTTTTTATTTCCGTTTCTGGTTGACCTGATATGCGCGACCTGGAATACCTTTGCTTGTCGCGTATTGGTTTCCAGATCCCAGGCAAAGGCCTCAACTGTAGAATTACCCTCTACTTGTTCAAGCTCGCGGATCCCAAACTGGATATTGCCCCAATTCTGGGCAATAGCCTCAGCCAGCCGGATGCTCGGGCCGGTGACGAGTTCCTTGCCTCTTGGAAAGGCGTACATTGCTTTATCTGCCAGTGCTGTACGCGTGCATGTTTTTAAGATCCTGTCCATTGCCACTGCTTCATCGCGCGGGAATTTTTTGGCGATGACCATTGCGGCCTGCACTTCCTGAATGGCGCGGCTTTGCTCTATTTCGACCAGGGTGCCGGCCTGCTCTGTTCCGGTCCTGAATGGGTTAAGCTGATTTTTCTGGTTCATGATACTGCTCCTTAGTTGGTATTGTTCAAAATGGTTGGACGCAAAAACTCATCGCGGGCCTTGTAATAGCGCATAAGGTTGTTTGCGTTCCGGTGGTCGCCTCGACTTTGCAGTTGTTTCACCCGCATAAATTCGTGGCGTGGTAATTCAATCAATTTAAGATGTTCAATGATCATATAAAAATCGGCTCATCTGGCGGTATTGGCACGCCTGTTTCAAGGTTGCAAATATGATATTTTTCATGTTGATTTTCCCCCGTTTTATTAATCCGCCTGCTTAACAATGAAAATCGGTAGCCGTGACCAGGTGGCCATCGGCTTGAACCTTCTGGCAAAATATCTCAACGGGTTTTCCCCGGTGCGCTGATAGGGTTTGATGTAGTCTTTCATGACACGTATCCCCACCCAATAATCCAGCTTCTCCCCTTTCAGTTCACTGACTTTCATGCCCTGCTCCCACCATCTCTGGCACATCAACCTCGATGATTTTGTATCCCGGTGGGATCGTCTTTTCTAACGCCTCCCTGTTTGTGGAGGTAACGGCCAAGCCTCTTTCTTCTGTCAGATTGCTGACACCTACCTGTATGTATAGTTTCATCTTAAGTCAACTCTTTCATTGTTAGAATATCGCTCACGGCTGTTAAAGACAGCCCGTATTCCCGTGCCGCGTCACTGCGATTATAAGCCGGGCCTGTACCGTCCTTGCCAGCCCTTATTTTTCGCCTGAGCTCACAAGCTTTTTCATACGTCATGCCTGTTTTGACGGGCGGGTGATGGTTAACTTTCCGCTCAGGTTCAGGCTTTTTATAAGACTGGTTTATTCCGTACATCAGCGCTAGTTTGTTCTTCATATCCTCACCCCATTAGTTGCCATCAGGTTTATAGATGCAATCGCCTATTATCTTTTCATTGAACCACGACTGTATCGGCACACCACCAGAATCAAGACAAGCCTGAAAAGCCTTTTTGTTATTTGCATATAGTTCAGCGTTATCACTACACCCGGCGAATAACAAGGCGCTACAAGCAGCCAAAAGCAACACAGTTTTATTAAGTGTCTTCATAACTTAGTTCTCCTAGTCTTCGTTTAGTGTCATAATTACTTTATCTCCACCATTACGCCGAGCTTGTTCAGCCCACCCAGAGGTGAACGCTCCTTAGTGTTCAACCCACTATCGTGCTGACCGATCAGATACAGGTTATCCGTTCCAGGTAATTTTTGCGTGGCCATAACAAACCCAACCCCGCGCGACAACCGAACATCCGGGGCATCGTAGTTTTCCGGGTGCACCGCAACGCCCGCAAATATCTGACAGCCGGACAATAGGACAGATATGCTGATAGCGATTAATCGTGCCACAGCACCACCTCACCGCGATTCAGCTTCTCTATAAGCCCGTCGATTACATCGAATGGCCCATAGGGGTTTACTCCTTCAAACCGATAGCCCACACTTCTCACCCATTTACCTGTTTGATGGTTATATCGTGGGCAAAACTTCGGCTCGTTCTCGTTACTCCAATCCGGCTCATAGTCCGGGGCGTACTTATCTATGTACGCCAGAAGTACGTTGAAGCGCCTCATTTTCTTCACAGCTCTCAGTGCAAGAGCCTTTTTGTGGCGCTCAGTGCCGAATAGCCGGGATTCCTCAGTAGACGACAACCTGTGAACTTCACCACTACCACCTATCCACCACTCCCCAGGAGGCGGCTCCCACGGCTTAACCTCACCTTTAACATCGGCATCGATGCTGGCTTCAAGCTCTGCAATAAATTCTTTTGCTTGCGCTATCATTTTGCGTTTACTTTTTGTATCCATTTCATTTCCCCTGTTATTGCAAGTCAAACGCAAGAACAACAAACAGCAGTATCCCGACAAACAAGACGACTATCGCGTAAGCAAGCATCTCCATGCCGCGATCGTTTGGTTGATTGAGCATCTTTTGGTGTCTGCGTTCAGCCATGTTAATTATTTTTTCCTGCTTCACAATCGTTCTCCCGTTGTTTAATCATTGTCTTGTTTATTCTCTAACCTATATGGAGATTCCTGGACTGCGCTGGCCGGTCAGTGCTAGGTCGTCACTTCTAGGCTTAGCTGCACTCAACTAACCGAAAAGCCCCGGAGCTACGCAGTAACAGCCCAAGAATCATATTTGAAATATACAACCAGAGTTGTGGACTGTCAACAACCATCGTTTTAGTGATCGGCAAAAAAGCACCAACCTTTAGCTGGCCCTTTGTTTCTGTCAAACAACATGAGTTATTGACACCTCACAACTGCGGTTGTATATTCCCGCTCATGAGTACACCTAAGCTGACACAAGAACAGATCGCCCTGATAAGAGCTGTGGATCTGGCAAAAGGACAAACAAGCCTTGCCAGGCAGCTTAATGAGTTGATCAATGACTCCACGAAAACCGTAAAACAGGCACATATCTGGAATTGGATTAACCGCGATAAACGTACCCCGGCTGAGTTTGCGCCGGCCATAGAGCATATTGTTAAGGGTGCGGTAACCCGCCAGGAATTGCGCCCTGATGTACTTTGGAGTGTGCCAGATGACTTTAAGTCATAGGGGCGGTTCTTTGCTGTACTGGAGGATTTCTCCACCAGGTGGTGAAAATAAAATGAAAACTATACCAACCACCTTTACCACTTTCGCGGCCGCCCCCCTTGGCCGCGTTTCTTATTCCGGTTTGCTGGTGGTGGTACTGCTGGCAACCTCATTAATGCTGGCGGTTGTGGCAAAACACTATTATGACCATAACCATCAGCATATCGCGGATCTCGAGGCAATAACCCGTGCTCGGCAGCCTATCACGCCAAACGCTGGTGCCTGTCAACCGTATCTACAACAGTACCTGATTGATCGAGGCTATTACAGGCAACTTGATGGCTAGAATCCGCACCACAAAACCAGAATTTTGGACCAGCGAGCAAGTTGTTGAGTGTTCCATAGAAACTCGGCTACTGTTCATTGGGTTGTGGAATTTTTGCGACGATGCCGGGATTCATCCCGCAAGCTGCAAGCGTTTGAAAATGGAAATTTACCCTGCTGACGACTACAGCTCGTCGGATATTCGACGAATGATCGACGAATTAATAGATCACGGCTTAGTTATTGAATACACAGCTAAAAATGTAGATTACTGGCAGGTAACAGGCTGGAACCACCAGAAAATAGACAAGCCAACCTATAAATATCCACAACCTGATCGTCGAGCACTCGTCGAGACCTCACCCCCGGAAGGGAATGGAAGGGAAGGGAAGGGAAGGGAAGGGAAAAACCCCTTGTCGGACAAGCCCGACGATGCGCCGGTTAATGGCAAGAAAAATCAAAACCAGCAATACCGTGATGACGCCGTTTTGTTGCTCAAAGCCCTGAATGGCATGACAGGTAAAAATTTCCGTTTCGTCGATACCAACCTGAACCTGATCAAGCAACGTCTGAAATCTGGAATACCGCGCGATACCCTGCACGCCATGATCGGATTCAAATGCCGGCAATGGAAAGGCACGGACCAGGAGCAATACCTCAGACCATCCACACTGTTCGGAAAAGAAAAGTGCGAACAGTACATCGGGCAATTACCAGGAAGAATTGGTTCGTGACCAATCAAAATCAAACGTATGGCGATTGCCCTACTTGTCGAGTGCCGTTGAAAGATCCAAATAACTGCGGGTGCGGATGGCAGAAGGGTAAAAGTACCGATCACAGCATGCCGACCATTAACGACCTGAAAGCTGCGCTGATCGACTTCATTACCCGATGGCCACAGGGCAAGGTACCGGACCGGTTGAAACATGCTGATGCCGCCGACTGGTTTCTTAAACTGCTGGAACCACACAAGCCGCATGAAGCGCCGCACAAGGCCACGGTACAGGGTCGAGGCAATGAAACACACCACCGCTGGATCTGGGTTTATGAAACCCGAGTTAAAAACTGCCTGGCGATATACCTGACGTTTAGCTACGAGCAGCAGAAAACCATCGTAGCCGCCCGCGAAGACAAAATATTCTGGCGGGGGGATGATTTTGATTACTTCATGGACGTGGTGAATGAAACCCTGCGCATGCGGTATATGGGTATCGCAGAGTACCGTAAGCAATGCCTGGAGAGAATGGGAAATATAAAAACAAGCAACGGGAAGGTAGTAGCGTGACTAAAATCAAGAGGCTGAATCATGAAAACCATGTTTAGAACCGGCGGCGGGGCCTATGCCACTGAAATTGAGGAAGTAAAAGTTATCGACAATGATAGCCAAACAGTGGCCGCACTCTACAATGATGGTTATTCTCCACGGGCTGTAATCGAACCACTACATTCAAACTGGTGTAATTACTTCGGCACCTGGATTGAGGCGTGGGAATACCTTTCAACTAATGCCGCGAAGGACCTGAAAAACAAGCAGGCATTGGTTGATAGTGCGAAAACACGGCTTGTAGCTATTAATTCCATGTCACCATCAAATCCTGAGCAGGAAAAAAGACCTGGTATGCGAGCATGTGAGGCAAAATAACAACAACAAGTTAGTTATCTTTTATCCATAAAAAACAAAAATATATGGTAATCAAATGGGGAATAAATACTACGGCGATACCGACCCAACGCTGGATAAGGTTCAGCGCGATGAAATATTCAAGAAACAATGTGATATCTGTAAAAACAATGGAAAGTCGGGCTGCCGTGAACGTGTGACGTTCCCTGATTGCTACCATCGAGGCATTTACAGGTTAGTTGTTGATAACATCCAAACATAAAGGGTAAGTATGGGTATTAAAATAAAGAAATACGTTAAAAAAGAGCAGCAACTAATGTTTCCGTGGTTCCCGGAATTTGATATGCGTGGCGTTTCTGTTTCTGATGAAGATAAAAAGAACGGGTCACCTAAGCATGGAGATATGATTGCTATAAACCCAAAAAACCCATCTGACAAATGGTTGGTGGCTGAAAAGTTCTTTAAGGAAAATTACATTGAAGCAGCGCAATGAAAAAAATGATAGTAATACAGTTACCCTATCCACTACCGACATGGAACCGGATACTGGCCATGCAACACTTCCAGCGCATGGCATTAAGACACTGGATACACCAGTCAATATCAGAGTTATCAGCTACCGCAGACTCAGACACGACCCGGACGGTGTTAGCGCCAAAGCAGTCTTTGACGGAATTGTCAAAGCTGGAATATTGGCAGATGATTCGACCCAACAAATCCAGAGCGTCACTTTTGAAAGCCGAAAGAGCAAAGATGAAAGGACGGTTGTCGAAATAATTCCCGTAGAAGATATCGATAGCTTTATTTAACCACCCACCAACGAGAGAGGTAATTATATGGAAGAGAGATATACATTTAGCGAGGCCTTGGAATTTATCAAACAAGGAGACAAGGTATGCCGCAGCGGCTGGAACGGAAAAGGTATGTTTGTATTTCTGGTGCCAGGATCCAGGTTTACTGTCAATCGCGCGCCATTATTGGGTATTTACCCAGAAGGCACGGAGATTAATTACCACGCGCACATTGATATGCGTACTGCAGATGGTCAGATAGTACCATGGCTTGCATCGCAGACCGATCTCTTGGCTGATGATTGGATGCTGATGCAAAATTAATAGCGCCTGGTATAACCACTTTTAACCACACAGGAGAAGAACCATGAACCAGCAAGCACAAAACATTGATGATAACGACAACAGCACTGTTGTTGAGTTTCATCTGACCACCAAGGTGAGCGACATGATACGCAAGGCCTCCCAGGATCTTGATGTTATCGACAACAATGCTGATGAGCTTAAGGGAAAATACACCGAGGCCAACAAGAAATTTAAGGCGCAGCGTGAAGAAATTATTTCACAGCTCGAAGCCGGAGGCGTTAACCGTCATGCGTTTAAGTTTGCCCGCGAGTACATTTCTATGTCCGAAGAAGTTAAATCAGGCCTTGATGAATCCTATGCGTTCTCACGCACAGCACTTGGCCAGCCAATACAGGACGATATGTTTACCGAGTAAAAAACGGGTTTGAGGTAAGACTCCCACCTCAAAAAAAGGGAGGCACCAAAATCGAAAGAGGAAAAAACATGAATATCAAACCAACAATCGGGCGTGTTGTATGGTACTGGCCACACGTCAGTGATACATTGGTATCAATTAACGACACCGAGGCGTTTTGCGCGGCAACCATCGCTTATGTGTGGAATGAAGGAATGGTTAATTTGGCCGTCCACGACCATAACGGAAACACGATGCCGAAAACATCTGTTCCGCTATGGCAAGGTGACGATAAAGATTGTCCTCGCGGTAGCTGTTGCTGGATGCCGTACCAGAAGGAACAAGCTGCTAAGCACCACACTGCGGAATAATATCACCGCAATACCTTGATTAAGCACATCGACAAAATGCTCAGGCAGTGGGGTGAGTGGAAAAGAGTGTCTGTTCACTCCGCCGCCTTGGGCTTTCCCGATCATTCAGTTGAATACAGGCTGATGCGGGAAAAGATGCCTACCACAATCGGAAAAATCACTTACCACTGCCTGGACTGTGGGGCGAGGTACAAATATTTACAATCGTGTACCACACCAAAAGACAACGGGAAATGTGGCGGCCTGCTTGCCCCGCTGCCAACAATGACCGCGAAGAGCACCAAACCTGGTGTTATTAATATCAAGACCAGTAACGATAAAAACTCGGAGATGATCAATAATGGGCTGCGGGTGATAAGTAATCCGGTATTGATTGTGGTGGCTTGGGAAAAGTATGTGCTTGAATTACCTACAACTTATTGCGCCAAGGATCTGAATGTATCGCCGGCCAGGTTCAAGGCTATGGTCGATAACCTGCACCACTGGCTGGATGCTTACCTATACGCAAATGAGGCAATGCCGTGAAATAGTTGACAAAAGTGGCTAGCCAGTTTTATGCTGTTTCTCAGTAGGGTGAGAGAAATCACCCAAAACGTAATAAACCCGCCCCGAGCGGGTTTTTTTGTGCTTAGTTATTGGAGGTTTTACATGACCCAGGAAATTAAACGATTATTGGCAGGCAATGAAGATCGTGTCATTGAAGCTATTGAGCGAGCCGCCGATCCGAGTAAGCCAGATGCGCCTCACGGCTTTCATGTGCTGCAACGTATGCGCGAGATGGAAGCCGCCGAAGAATTTAGCCCTGAATCACCTGATGCGCCTATACGATCAGCCCGTCCGGCGGTACTCAAGGCGATTGATGAGGCACTGGCCTGTTGCCCGCAAGTTGTAGTCAAACAGCATAAGATGTCCTGTTGCGGTCATGTAACAATCAATGTGAAAAATCAAGAAACGCGCAAATTAGAGAAAGTGCGCGAACTGGTATTGTTACCCGATCAGGCCGACAAGGTGGACGATACGTTTGTGCCGACCAGCATCCGGTTTGTCGAAAATGATCCGCCGGAAAAGTGCCCAATCTGTAAACGTAAGTTTATACAAGCCAGCCAGGTTGCATTCACCCCTGATCCTGATGCAACAATGGTGCGTGTTCGTCCGATTCACGTTAAAACCGGCACACAGGGTACGGAGGTGAATCATGGCTAATCTTGCAAGCAATCAAATCAAACTTGAAGCGTTCACAGGCGGCGTCGATGTACTGACTGCAACAATCAAGGTTTCGTTGCACACCTCAACCCTTACGCCAGATGCAGATACACACAAGTTTTATTCTGACTTGACCAACGAAGCGCCAGCAACCGGCGGCTATACAACCGGCGGCGCTACACTTGCTGGTAAATCGGCAACGATTGATACAACCAATGATCGCGGCGTTTTTGATGCTACCGATGTTACCTGGGCATCAAGTACAATTTCATCTGTGCGTTACGCGTGTGTTTATGAGTCCACTGGTACAGGGTCAACATCCACTATTATCGGTTTTATTGACTTTGCCAGCGACAAGTCCAGCGCCGGTACTGATTTCGTGATTCAGTTCCACGCAGACGGTATTGCGTACATCGGGTAATGTCTACATTCGGCAGGTTTATTAGTGCAGTATTCCAGAGACTTGTAGACTTAACTGATGTTCCGTCACCAGTTGCCAGTTATTTGTTGGCTCGCAATTCGTCCAACACAGGTAATGAGTGGGTACCAAACAATGGCGGCAGTCCTCCATTTGTTATGGCCGGCGAATGGTCTAGCGTAATTGATGATTATAGTGCTGCTGGAGTTGATACGGAAACTGTACTGGCTTCACCGGTTGTGTCTGGCAATAATTACATTTATGTTGTAGACAACACACACTATAGCGCCGGACACGGAATAGCTATTGTGGGTGCAGGGACAGCGGGAGCTGATCTGATTACAAGTGTATACAGTGTTTCCGGTGGAGGAAGGATTGATCTTAATGACACCATCGTTACTACAAAAAGTGCCGGAACGACTGTCTATCATGATGACACTGTTGCGATACAGAATTATTTAAATGAAGGGAACCTTTCTAAGTCATACTTGCCGAGTGGTTTAAAATCCATAGTAACCAGCAAGCTAGAGTTTACCAAACTAGGAACTCAGGTGTTTGGCCCTGGGATGTTTGGGTGCGATTTGTATATATCATTAAATGAATACCCGCATTTAAGCGGTCCGTATTTCACGCAAACACCAGTAGCTATAATTTATCAAAGATTCGATGACGATGACATGATGTTTGCCGGGTCAAACAATTGCACACTGAATGGTTTTGTATTGGAGCCTCACAGTACCATTGAGATGGCAGGTTATTCAGGTATAGCGGTCGGTGGCGTAACTACAGGCGAGGCATACGAAACTTACGGGAGCAGTGGGATTGTATCGAGTGTAAATATTTTAAATATGAACCTATCAAGATTCTGGCGCGGCGTTACCCACAGAATCGCATGGTCATTAACTATTCGAGACACGTTTATTGAGGGTTTTAGAAACTATGGGTTCTATATGGATACCGTCGCGCCTTATGGTGGCGGCCTTTTAGACAATATTGATTTCCGAGGACATAGGCTTACTTCAACCATTTCCACAGTACATGGTGCTAATGTAGAGTCCTGTATTTATATTGCGGGTGGTGATTTTATGCAATACAGGCATATACACGGCTATTTATCCAAGCATGGCTTTGAATCGCACGCTGACCAACAGTACATGAACGATGCTTATTTTGATAACCTCTTTGCAGGGTATGCAGTTAAATTAATTGGTGCTAATAAATGTGCGATAAGTAATGTTGGACATTATCATAGCAGCGGCAATTATTATGTTACTGGCAATAATAATGTGTTGAGTACCTTTGCGGCTGGAAGTGGCGCAGGGTATCCGAGCGTAAATACGGGGTCAGGAAATAAAATCATAGGTGTCTCATAGTGGGTGTATTAAACTTCACAACATTCACCGCCGCTGGAGCAGACGCTGGTACATTGCTTTCTACCACAAGCGCTAGAGCAACGCTCGCTGCGTGCGATGGGACAAATGATGCACAGTTATGGTTAGATCAGGGCGCTGCATATTATAACGGCGACTTTGAGTTTACCCTTGATGCTGTATTAACCACAGAATGGACATCTACTAGTACCCAGTCTGCACTTATATGGAGTGTAACTAATACAACGAATGATCCAAACGACTATGATTCCTGTATAGAGGTTTGGCTTCAAACATCCCTCAACGGCAATAGACTATTATTGCTTGAATGTTATCCAGGCGGATCAATAACTGCAAGTGACGTTACCGCGTACACCGTAGTCAAAGATGATGTTCAATATATTCGCGTCACTAGAGATGAGTCTGTAGGCACTAATGGTACTGTTTATGTTGATGTTTATAGCACAAGTGCTAATCGCGACAGCGAAACAAGCGCCACATATAATCTATCTATTGCGCTTAGTGCTAAAGTAGATTTTAGATATATATGGGGGCCTAGTGTCGTTGGAACAGGTGCTACAGCCCCTAGTTCAATAGCGTGCTATGTTGAAAATCTTACAGAAATACTAGCAGCACCGACCACCGTAATTGCAAGCCCGATAACAATGGCAACAGCAATACCAGCATCATCATGGTATAGCCCGCCGGTCACAATAACGCCTGATCCAATTATAATAAACAGCCTTATACCCGCATCGGTAGCAGGCACAGAAACTGTCGCGTTTGCTGCCCCGTTAATATTTGATGTTGCTATTCCCGCATCTTTTGCAAACATTCCATCGGTTATTGAAGCCCAGCCAATATCCATGCTGTTTGTGGTGCGCGATGTTGACGTAATGGGCAAACCGCCTGCTATTGGTGTTACAGGATTTACATCCAACAGTACTGTTGAGGTTGCCATTTATGATATGACCGCAGGCGCTCGAACAGTGTTGCTAGACTGGACAAGCACAGGCGTTGTTGAATCACCGAATACTGATGGACTTACGTCGACGTATTATCGGCTATCAGCAGAAGTGGGTGATGACAGGCAGGTGGAAGTTAAAATCAGAAATGCTGACGTTGCCGCCGAGCACGTAGAGTTTATGATTAGCCTATACGAAGCCTATATATTGAATATCCGTGGCAAGGTTAATCTTTTGCCGATTGCTGAATATGAGTTGCGCCGGTTGATTAAATTAATGGGCTGGCAGAAAGGCAACCCGATCACACAGACCGAAACTCAGAGATATGACGATCAGGGTACAGAAATGATATTGTATGACAATAGCAATCCAGGCGTCACCAGGGTTGAAGCTACTGAGCCGTAAGCCGTGGCCGCTGGCTCAATATTTCGCTATGACTCATTTACCGGCAGTGGGTTACTCAGCGACCACGCATCAGAAATTGACGAATACGGAAAGACATGGAGCGATACCAATAGCGTATTGACCATAAATCCTGGCGGTGGTTTTGTACAGAATATTTCAGCATTAACACTTGGCACTGCTTATGTCAGCAATGTGCTTGAAGATCCTGATGTTGTTTTAACATTAAATGCAGATTTTACCAGCCAGTATGGTCAGTTTGTAACTGGCAATTATCTGATGATCGGTGCGCGTGGGTACAAGTGTAAGGTTGTTAAAGGCACTGGCTCAAATGAATCAGCACAAATCGAGCTGTACGCTGGCGGTACATTAATCGCGACATCGGTCAATATCGAATTAACACGCGCTTTTTATCCTGTTGTTTTTTCAGTGCTCGGAACGTCTATATCAGCAACACTCGACGGCGTTACAGCATCGGCTACCGATTCAACGTACACAGCGCCTAGCAATACGTTTTTTCAAATAAAGCGCAGCGGCATAAGAATAACCAGCTTAACGGCGCAATATGATTCGTTCATACTGCCAACTGTTATGGCGAATCCAATTATTATGGCAACGGCATTACCGGGGCCAGTGGGGCCGATTGAAGTAGCGGTCAGCCCTATCATAATGACTACTGTGTTGCCGGTGCCGGTAATACTGAAAGACTTATTTATCGCTGTTGACCCGATTATGATGCAAACCTGGGTCTGGCCAATTGAAAAATTTTATTCAATCTTGGCTGTTGATGCTGCAATCGGCATGAGCGCATCACTTCCAGCCACTACAATACTGAAAGACTTATTTATCGATGTTGACCCGATTGTGTTGTTGGCGGCAATTAACAGTTCCAGCGTAGCTATTCAGGTCCCAGCCGATTCGATCACACTGTCAGTGCATGTGCCTGAGCCAGATGTGCAATTGCTCCTGGTAACCGTCGATCCTATCACGCTGACGGCGCAGATTGGCGCAGCAACGGTGCATTTTATTTTCGATGCGCCTACAGGGGTTTACAAGGAATACCACCATGTCCTGGCCACAATGGGGCTATTGACGCATGACACGATGCTTATGTCATCTGAAGGTGTACCGAAATCATGGTGGCAAGCCTGGTGGGATAGACTTTGGAAAGTAATTGTTATCATCAAGAAGAATCTGATCTTCTTAATTAAAGACCAGCGGATTATTATAATGACACGACAAAATAACATAATTGAACTGAGCAAACCGAACTTGGTATCAATACTTAATAAGAAATTCAATACTTTGTTTATTGGGAAGCAAAACAATATGATCAGACTTGGCAATCAGGACAATATAATTAGGGCAGGTGATCGATAATGGCCGCTAAACGCTGGCCGGCATTGGCCACTGGTGGATCTGATACCTTTGGAATTGATTGGACGCGCCGGCTACCTGCTGGATCCTCGCTTGTTTCTGTTGCATATACATCTGATCCGGTGGATAGCAATATATCATTCAGTGGTGAGGAGGTGGCCAGCAATGTAGGCACTGTCATCATTACGGCTGATTCTGATGCGCCTGATAAAAGTGAATACCTGATCAAATGTGTGCCAACACTTGATACTGGCGTATGTTCACCCGTATCTGTATTGCTGAAAATTGTTAAACACAAGCCGGCGGAGTAATAACGTGGCTGTAAGAAAACAATTATTATGGGATGAGCGTACACGCCAAAAGATCAAGGCCACGCAGATTATTAACAGAATACAGGATTTCATTCTTAATGATCCGGAAGGTATTGTAAATGAAAAAACGGGCAAGGTACGCAACAAGGCCAAGTTTAAGCCCATGTCGTCAGCCCAGGTTAATGCCGCGCTTGGTCTGCTTCGCAAAGTCATGCCAGATCTTGCGACAGTTGAAGCCAATTTCGAAGGTGAGATTGTCAGCCGTGTCATTAATGCGGAACCAATGAGCGATGAACAGTGGGAAAAAGAATATTGTGGCGATTTGGAGCCCGCAGAAGGGACCGCAGAAAGCGCTGATTGATTGCCCACTCCCTGAAATTTTCTACGGTGGCGCTAGGGGTGGAGGTAAGACAGACGGTGTACTAGGCAAGTATGCTATCAAAATGGAGATGTACGGAAAGTACTTTAATGGCGTTTTCTTTCGCCAGGAAGTGCCAATGCTCGATGACGCGATCGAGCGTAGCAAAGATATATTTGAGCAATTAGGCTGCAAATGGCAGGACCAAAAAAGAACCTGGAGGCATCCAACTGGTTGCAGGTTACGTTTCAGGCCATTGGAGTCGATCAAGGATGCAGACAAGTATCAGGGCCAGAACGTCACTGATGCTTGTGTCGAGGAAGCCGGTATTTATCCGGATCCAGGGCCAATAGACCGGCTAAACGGTGTTTTGCGCAGTGCATCAGGCATACCCACGCAGTTATTGTTGACTGGCAACCCGGGTGGTGCTGGCCAGGGATGGATCAAAGAACGATATATCGATCCGAACCCTAACGGAATGCAGTTGTTAACAAGAGATTTGCCGAACGGGTTTAAACACCGGTATGTATTTATACCGTCACAGCTCAAGAATAACCGGATACTGATGGCCAACGATCCGAATTATGTTAATCGTCTATACCTGGTTGGATCCAAAGCGCTGGTAGAAGCCTGGTTAAACGGCGACTGGAACGCCGTCGAAGGCGCTTATTTCGATTGCTGGGATCCGCGCATGGTGATCAGGCCTGTTAGTCTACCGGATCACTGGTTAAGGTTCAGATCATTTGATTGGGGCTCAGCCAAGCCGTTCAGTGTTGGATGGTGGGCCTTGGCATCGGAGGATTTCATTCACCCTGATGGCTTTGTAATACCCAAGGGGGCCATGGTCAGATATCGGGAATGGTACGGGGCAAAATCAGCCAATGTCGGCTTAAAGATGACGGCAGAGCAGGTTAGTGATGGGATCCTGGAGCGGGAAAATGAGCGCATTGATTACAGTGTTGCGGATCCGTCGATATTTTCTGAGGATGGCGGGCCCAGCATAGCAGAAAGGATGCTGCCTATAGCCTGGGTGCGTGCTGACAATAAACGTGTAGCACATCGAGGTGGCCAGCTTGGTGGCTGGGATCAGATGAGGTCACGGATGATCGGAGAAAATGGTAAACCAATGATTTACTGTTTTAACACCTGCAAGGCGTCGATCAGAACGATACCTACGCAGCAGCACAGTGATATTAAGCCGGAGGATCTGGATACAAATGGCGAAGACCACGCAGCCGATGAATGGCGCTACGCTTGCATGTCCAGGCCTTATACACGAAAACTGCCACAGCAAGAGCCAGATGAAGACCTGGACGCCTGGGGAAGAAAGAGAGCACCTGAATCATGGAAAACGCGATGATTGATCAAGATTATAATGATGACCAGAGCGGTAATGATGCTACCAATTCCGCCGACCTTGATATGGTCATCCGTTATTATGATGATTATATCAACCAGACTATTGAATCCAGGGCGGAGGCTGAACGTGACCGCGATTACTACGATAACAAACAATGGACTCAGGATGAGGTCGATATAGTAGAAAGCAGAGGTCAGCCGGTTATTACGAGTAACAGAATCAAGCCAAAGGTTGATTATCTGATTGGGCTAGAACAGCAGACACGCACAGACCCAAAGGCGTACCCACGCACACCCGTACATGAAAAGGACGCTGAATCGATTACAGATGCGATCCGGTTTGTTTGCGATAACAATGATTTTCAGGACCAGGCGTCGAATGGATTTAAAAACCTTAATATTGAAGGCATCGAGGCCGCCGAAGTGTTGGTTAAGAAGCGCGGTGGAAAGCTGCAAGTTGAGATAGTAACCGCTGAATGGGATCGTATATTTTACGATGTACACAGCCGCAAGCCTGATTTCTCTGACGCCAAATATAAAGGCGTGTCGGTTTGGCTTGATGTCGAGGATGCAATAGACAGATGGCCGGACAAAGAAGACATTATCATGGCATCGTTCGAGTCGAACAGCCACGATGAAACATTTATGGATACACCCCGCACACAATGGACAGCCGTTGATGATGGCCGTCAGCGTGTAAGGTTCAATTATATTTACTTTCTGAAAAATGGCGTTTGGCATTATGCCTTTTATACTGAGAGCGGATTTCTTGATGGTCCGGCAGAATCGCCTTATCTCAATGATATGGATGAGCCAGATTGTGCGCTTATCTTTCAGTCAGTTTTTGTTGATCGTGATGGTAACCGTTACGGATCTGTCCGCCAGGTTATCAGCCAGCAGGACGAGCTGAACAAGCGCCGGTCGAAGTTCCTGCACCTCGGCAATAGCCGACAGACATACAGCACCGAGGGCGCAGTGGCTGATGAGAATGAGGCTAAGCGGCAACTGGCTTTGCCTGATGGCCATGTGAAGATGCAGCGCGGCGAGTTTGGCAAGCATTTTGGCGTCATACCGACTGGTGATCTTGAACAAGCGCATTTCAGTTTGATGCAGGATGCAAAAAACGAAATCGATATGATTGGATCCAATGCCAGCCTGCAGGGAAAAGATGGCGGCAGCACATCGGGCCGCCAGGACCAAATCAAGCAGCAGGCCGGACAAGTTGAGCTTGGGCCAATATTTAACGCACATACAAATTGGAAACGCGAAATATACAGGCATGTATGGTATCGGGTGCGCCAATTCTGGACAGAAGAACGCTGGATCCGCGTTACTGATGATGAAAAGAACCTGAAATGGGTAGCGCTAAACAGGAAGGTAACAGCTCGAGATGTATTGCAGCAGAAATATCAAAACAATCCGGAGCTGTTGCAGCAGATGATGACGCAGTATGCCAATGATCCGCGCATGAACCAGGTTGTTAAGGTTGAGAATGAGCTGGCGCAAATCGATGTAGATATAATACTTGAAGAAATACCAGATGTTGCAAACATTGAGCAAGAGCAATTTGACACACTGGCCAAGCTGTACGACAAGTCAGGCGGCGAGGTTCCATTTAGTGAGCTTGTTAAGCTGTCGTCACTGCGTAACAAAGACAAGTTTATTGAGGCTATCGAGGGCACCGAAGAAGCCAAGAGGGCAAAACAGCAGCAGCAGCAGGAAATGGAACAGCTACAGGCTGCTGGTGCTAAAGCGTCAGTTGACAAGGTGCTATCAGAAGTCGATAAGAACACAGCACAGGCCGACAAGGCTCATGCAGAGGCCTTGAAAACCATGGTTGAGGTACACAGGCCGCCGCCGCAGTTACAGCACCAACCACAGCGCTGATAAACAAAATTAAAGATTTACCGAACCCGCATTACGCGGGTTTTTTATTGCCTGTCACTTGACAGGTTCCGCCGCCGGGTTTCGGGCGTAAAAAACTGGCCGCCGCAGAACGGGCGTTAATGGAGGATAGAAATGGCTGACTTTGATGATAATGAAATTGATGATCTTGCAGATGTTTATGGATCAGCTCTTGATGAGCCAGGAACAGTCGGAGCGATAGCGAGTGCAGCAGATGACGATAATTCGTCAACAGATGACGATGACACATCGAAAGCTGCAACCGATAACGCTTCCACTGAGACTGACGAAGCAGGGGCAGAAAAACCAGATGCACAAACGGGCGAAAAAGACGATGAAGCGCCGCCGGCTGGTGATATTCAGGCAAGTGATCAAGGGCAGGACGATCAGACCAGCGACAACAAGCCGGATGTTTTGGGCGAAAAGGAAAAAGGTCTTTTAGCAGCAGCGCAAGCTGAACGTGATAAGCGTCAGCAGGCAGAGGAAAACTATCGATTGTTGCAGCAGCAGATGATGACGTTAATGCAGCAGCAGCAAGCGAACCAGCAGCAACCAGTAGCAGAACAACAGGAAGATGAGATTGATTATTACCAGGATCCCGCCGCAGTAATTAATCAGGCGGTGGGCAAGGCTGTTAGCCAGGTAACCGATCAGTTCAGTAATCAATTCCTGAATTTGTCAGAGAATTTAGCCAGGTCAAAGCATGATGACTTTGACGATGTTAAGGCTCACTTCTTTGACAATATGGTTAAAGCAAATCCTATGCTTATAGATCAGGCAAAAGCACAACCAGATCCCTATGAATATATCTACAAAACCAGTAAGCAGAATAAATCTGTTGCAGATATAAGTGATCCGGTTGCTTACCGCGAGAGGGTACGCCAGGAAATACTGGCGGAAATTGAAGCGGAAAGGGCTGCGTCGAATAGCGCTGTTATCGAGAAAGACGTTGAACAGATCGCCACAAAACTACCGGGTACATTAACAAGCGCCCGTGCAGCTGGCGGAAATACCGACGTTATGCCGGATGATTCGCTAGAAACTTTGTACGGGCATCGCTAACCCGTAGGAGATAGACCATGGCTAATACTAGAACAGCCACCGAGCTAGTCGTAACAAAATTCCTGAAACAGTATTATCGGGAATATGTACGGCGCTCGCGTTTTACCCGGTACACCGGGATGGATCACAATAATGTTATTGTGATCAAAGAGGGCCGCAAAAAGATTGAGATCCCATTAGTAACACGCCTCAAAGGTGATGGCACTAGCGGATCAAAAACCTTGCGCGGTAATGGTGAGGCTATTGGCAACTATGGCCAGGAGTTGGCACCGTCTTACAAACGCCATGCGGTTGAGTTTGACAAGGAAGAACTTGAAAAACCAGCTATTGACCTAATGAGAGCAGCGCGTCCATTGCTGCTTGACTGGTCAATGGAAAAAACCCGCGATGACGTTATCAAGGCAATGGCAGCAATGCACGATGGTACAGCGTATCGTGAGATTGCGGCTGTTACTGAGGCGCAAGCCGACTTGTGGGCAGCACAGAATGATGATCGTATCTTGTTTGGTTCAGCACTAGCCAACTCGTCAGGTGATCATTCTGCTGACCTTGCCAAAGTTGACACCACTAACGACACCCTGGACCGCGGCATTGTAGGCCTTGCCAAGCGCATGGCCAAAAATGCTAATCCTCATATTCGCCCGATCCGTATAGGTGAAGATGAAGAGTGGTATGTGATGTTTGTGGACTCTTACGCCTTCCGTGATCTTAAGACGGATATGGCAACAGAGCACGCAAGCGCAATGCAGCGTGGTAAATCAAATCCCATCTACAAGGAAGGTGATTTGGTTTATGACAGTGTTATCATTCGTGAAATCCCTGAAATCGGGGAACTTGTCACAAACACGAATGGCACACTGTCAACCATTAACCTGTTGACTGGCGGCGCGTCATCAGCGCGTGTTGCACCATGCTTTTTCTGTGGTGCTCAGGCATTGGGTTATGGTTTGGGTCAGCGTCCTAAGATCATCGTCGATAAGCTCTATGATTACGGTTTCCAGCCAGGCGTAGCCGTCGAGCTGAAACACGACATCAAGAAGACGTTCTTCGATGATAACCCGAGCGAAACAAGCAGCCAGCATGTCCAGAATGGCATGGTGACCGTCTATGTCGCGGCTGCCGTTGATTCTTAATCGATAGCAGTTGGTGGGTGATAGGTAAGCAATAAAGCCCGGCCTTTAAGCAGGGGCCGGGCTTTATAATTTCAGGTAATAATTTTTAAGGAGACAAGACGATGGCTGCAAACAATTCACTGCAGTACGGGAGTGGTAAACCTCGCCCTGGTGCTGGTCCGGCTGGCAATCTCAAGGTGTTATTTGGTTCAATTAACATCGCAACAGCTTTATCAGCAGCAGACACCATCAATTTCTTTACAGCGCCAAAGGGTTTTACGCCATTATTCGGTTTTCTGCAGGGTGCAGATCTTGATACTGGTGCTGAAACGCTTGAGATTGATATAGGTATTTCTGGTACCGCACAAAAGTACCTAAATTCCGGTGTGATCACAGGTGATGCTGTAACTGAAATTAAGCCGGTTGCCGGTATCTGGATGCCTTTAGCTGGGACGCTGTTTACGGCTGTACCAACTGAATTTACCGCAGATACCGATATCATTGGCACCATTACCGCAGCCGCAGCTGCAGGTGGTACTGGTGTGCTGACATTGATAATGCTCGGTGTTTACAACGATGAGCGGGTAACTGCTTAAAACCATAAGGAATAGAAAAGGCGGGCCGTATTTGCCCGCTTTTTTTATTATCTAAACTATCAGGAGATTAACAGTCATGAGTAAAGGCAATCAGAAGCCGCAACAGCAGGATCCTGTGAACGCATTGAACGGTCAGGTTGAAAACGGTGAAGCTGAGGTAAGTGCTGTCGATGGCCGCACCTTTGAGTACGTTGGCGATCATGAGTCTATCGACTTTTATGGCATTAAATTTAAGCGAGGGGAGCCTGTCACTGTTCCATGTGAAACAATCGCCTATACCTGGAAGAAGTTCGGCCACGGCCAGAACAGCTCCAATTTCACGGAAATACCTGTGACGGTTGTGGATAAGCTCGCCGGCCACAGTGATTTTGTTGAAGTAACCGAGTAAATCGATATGGCAACGCAAGCAGATGTGATCATTAGCGCGCTGGTTAAGTGCCACGTATTAGAGCACGGCGATACTTATGAAAATGCCGACCAGCAAGCAGCGGCTGAGGCCATTATGGCCAACCTACTGGCTTTGTTGACGGAATTACAGGTTTCAACCTGGGGAGCCGAAGACGAGATACCAGACCAGGCCGTGCTGCCGGTGACCACACTGCTTGCGGCTGCATTATGTGATGATTTCGATGTGCCTGAACCGCACAACAGCCGATTGCAGCGTATGGCCTGGGGTCCGGATATTCAAGACAATATATCAGCGATAACGATGTTGCGCCGGTTGTCATCTAACCGCTATGTCCACACGCCAGTCAAGTCGGAGTATTTCTGATGGAAGGCCGCATATCACTGGCCGTTGATCTTCAAATAACGGCCTTTTCTGGTGCTGAGATTACAGAGCATGAGCGCGGCCTACATAATGCCATGGTCATCAAAGACGGTGACAAGTATCTGGTCACACAGAGGCCAACCATAGACGTATCGATTGATGCCAGCGCAACTATTGGTGCTGTTCAGGGTCGCGGCGTTTATTACTGGTCATTTACCGGTTTTACCTACCTTGTGGCTGGTGATACGGTTTACAAGGGCAATTATTCAACAGTTGTTGGCACGATAACAGCAGGTATAAGGCCGGTTTATATCTACGAGCTTGACAATCTGCTATTGATTGTTGACGCAGAAAACGATCAGGCCTGGACCGTCAACAGCTCAGATACATTAACACAGATTACAGATCCCAATTTCCCACCAAAAGACACACCAGCGGTAAGCATTGTTCCAGGGTGCGCCGTACTCAATGGTGTTGGCTTTGTCATGGGTGTTGATGGATTAATATACAACACAGCTTACGAGGATCTGACAACCTGGCAGGCGCTGGGTTATGTAGCCGCCGAACGTGATCCGGATCGAGGCGCTTTCATTGCAAAGCACCATGATCATATTATCGGGTTTGGTGCCGCCACAATTGAGGCGTTTTTCTACGATGATAATAATGCCTCTAACGCGTCACCTTTAACCCGGAGGCAGGACGTTTTTTATAATGTCGGCATCTATAACGGTGGTTCGGCCTGGGTTGATGGTGATCGGATATTCTTTGTCGGCGTTAATAGTTCAGGCGGCGTTGGTGTTTGGTTACTTGAAAACTTCGCTCTCAAAAAGATATCAAGCGAATCTCTTGACTCATTCCTTTCAAGCGCACTGAATACGGATCTCTATGTTGTTTTGGGGTCCGGGTATCATTCAGCCGGCCACATCTTCTATGTGATCACCTTTTATGAAGAAACCAGCGTACTGACGCCAGTTAAATCACTGGTTTATGATGACATTACCGGTATATGGGGCACGATTGAAACAACTATTGGCGGGCTGAACGAATACCCCCTAATCGGCTGGTCAAAGCGTACCAGCACCACAGCCAGGCGCGGACAGGGAATGATGTACAACGGCGATGTGGTGGTGATGACAGATGATCTGGTTCCGAATGATTCCCTTTTGGCCAGTGATGTATTTGTGGCAGACGGCTTTGTTGATGATGGTTTTATCACGGGAGCCAATCCTGAAGGCGCAGCGTTCGAGATGCGTATCAGAACAGGACAGCAGGATTTCGGCACAAACAGAAACAAGTACCTTGCACAGCTCGGGGTTGTATGTAACAGCACAGCGGCAAGCCAGACACTCACGATTAAGCGATCCAAGAATAAGTCAGATAACTTTGATTCCGGAAGATCACTGGATTTATCAAAGCCACGTTTTTTGCACGGTTTAGGCAGATTCAAGCGGTGCAATTTTGAGCTGTCTACAACGTCAACAGAGCTTGTAAGGCTTGAAGCTCTTGAATATTTAATCGGGATATAACTGTGGCAACACGGGTTCCACCACCACCACAAGCGCTACTTGATGAAAAAAGTTGGCATATCTGGCGGCGGTGGTTTTCTTTATTGTGGGATTACACAAAACCAGGGCCGTTAGAGATCCCAGCTTATATAACAGCCGATCTTCCGGCGGCTTCCGAGTGGTGCGATAACGCGACATATTCATCATTGGTATATGTGATCGATGACACCAACGATGATTCGTTTGTGTCTGATATTCCGGATGGGCCCTGCCTGGCGTTTAGTGATGGCACAAATTGGCGTCGAGTTACCAATAGAAGCATTGTTGTTTAATTATAAACAGAGGATTAGATCTATGTACAAATTTACACGATTGGCTAAGTTTGGATTGACTCTATACATGTCAGCGTTCATCACAGCTATCGCCATGTTTGCCAATGTCGCAGATGCTACAACTATTACTACTCGAACCGGCAAAGGTGCCGCGTTAACGCATGCCGAACTTGAAACGAATTTTTTTATAGGCACGCTGGCCAAGACGGCCGACTACACGCTAACCGAACCTGATAACCGCGATACTGTTGAGTTTAATGGGTCAAGCCTTACCGCGACATTGCCTGACGCGGCGACGATCATTGCCGCGACCGATACCGGCGATTACCAGGTTACGCTGATCAACCTTGCTGCCACGGCACTGACGGTAGCGCGTACCGGAACCGACACGATCAACGGCGGTACATCATATAGCCTGGGGCAATATGAATCGGCCACGTTCAAAGTTAATGCTGCCGGCACAAGCTGGAACGTAACAGCCGGGAAAATTTATAGCGCTATTGATATCAACGGTGGCACGATTGATGGCACGACTATTGGTAACAGCGCGATTGATGGCACAGCTATTGGCAGCAGCACACCGGCTGCAGGTGCGTTTACTACGCTTTCGGCTACAGGTGCGTCAACACTGGCAGGCGGATCAAGCAGCGGAACATGGTCGAATCTTGGAACCGTCACGACTGTTGACATTAATGGTGGCACGATCGATGGCGCAGCGATTGGCGGGGCAACGCCCGCAGCCGTTACGGCCACAACGCTGGATGCTACAGGTGCCTTCACATCGCTTGGTATTGATGATAATGCGGCCAGTACCGCAGTGACAATCGACAGTGGTGGACAGGTAGGTATTGGTAAAGCACCTACACGGGAATTTGAAGTTTACGGCGCTGGCAATGTTTATATGAAGATCGACGCGCCAACTAGCCAAAGTGGTTCGGTTGAATTTTCCGTTAACAATACAGTTGACTACACAATTCGAGATCAGACCGCGACAAGTGGCGGTCTGAATATAGCGCCCGGGAGCGCGACATCTGCCACTGAGGGGTTAAAAATATCGTCAGATGGTAACTACGGTTTTAATGTAGTACCTGAAGCGTGGGCAAGCACGCTAACAGCTGCCCAGCTTGGTGGAAATGGTGCTATCTGGGGAGATACAACAGCCGGGTCAGGCAAAGCTATTATGATGACGCAGAATGCTTACAATGATGGTGCGAATAAATATATTTCAACTGCCGAAGCCTCAATTTATCAACAGTATGCCGGATCACATATTTTCGGTATAGCCGCGTCAGGAACTGCAGATACCGCTATTTCTTGGACAACTACCCTAGTAGGAAACAATGACGGATCTTGGGACTTTGGAAGCGGTACAGTCACCATCCCAACAACCGATATCAACGGTGGTGCGATTGATGGCACAGCTATTGGCGGATCAACAGCGGCGGCTGGGGCCTTCACCACGTTATCTGCTTCTGGAACGATTAGCGCCAACGGTGGACAGATTGCTTTCCCGGCAACACAAAACGCATCAGCTAACGCCAACACTTTTGATGATTATGAAGAAGGAACGACTGCGGTAACGCTTAGTGCCAATAGTGGAACCATAACAATAGATACTTCATACGACACCCTTTCTCACACGAAGATCGGAAATAGAGTGTTTGTTGAGGGGGAACTTAGGGTTTCTTCTGTTAGTTCACCGACCGGTGTACTCTTTGTTAACGGCTTACCTTATACAGCAGCGTCTACCAGCGAGGGCGCAAACCTCGCCGGGTTTTCTGTTGAATACTATGGCATAAACGCGGCAACGCTTGGCTTATACGGCCTTGTTGGTAACGGCGGGACAACAATAAGCGTCTATGAGAGAGACACTACTGGAACTGGAGTCGCCGCAGCCGACAATATAATAGCCGGAAGCAGACTATACTTTAACTTCCATTACAGAGCAGCCAATTAAAGGGGGTACGTCATGGGATGGTTCAAAAAGCTGACAGGTATAGATACACCTAATGCACTAAAAAGTTTTGATGATTCGGTTAGAAGTGGTGCAAGCGAAGTTTGGCAAAAGGGCATTAACGAACCATTCCTTGGTGGTGCTGAACGTGACGCGGCTAGAACACAGGTCGCCGCCGCAGAGGAAGCGAAACAAGGCTGGTCGAATTATTATCCGCAGGTGCAGAACCTGTATGATCCCTATCAGCAGATTGGAACCAATGCGCTTAACCAGTATGTTTCAGGCGTTAACCAGCAAAACCTGCCAAACCTCCCAGCATCTCCCAGCGTCCCGGGTGCACCAGGTTACAACAACGATCTGAATACATTTAATCATCAAACGCAACCACTATCACTGGATCCAGGACAAGGGCCACAAAACCTTGATTATCAGGGTAGGATGCCCACTTATGGCGGATCTGATCAGTTTTCATTCTCTGGCGCTGATCTTGCTAATGATCCGGGTGTTAAATTCCGAATGGATCAGGCCGCCGATACAATCAACAGAAAGGCGGGTGCGGCTGGCAAGCGTATCAGTGGTAACCGGGTCAATGATCTGTTGACCTACTCCCAGGACCTTGCGTCACAGGAATTTGGTAATGCCTTTAATCGCGCGCTGACGACCTCGGAAGTGAATCAGGGCCGCAACCTGACTGATTACAATATCAGTCGCGGAGAAGAAGCCGACCAGTATGGCCGCACGGTACAACAGAACCAGCTGACCAATGCCAATGAGGCTGTGCAATATGGTCGCGGCATGGATCAGTACAATGTAGCCGCTCAGAACGATCTGAACGCCTATAATCGAGGTCTTACTAAATACGGTATTGACCAGACCAATGAGCAGCAGCAGTACGAGCGCCAGCAGCGTGCCTACGCGCAAGACGTACAGGCGGTTATGCAGCAGTATGGTATTGACTATCAGCAGGCTGTGGACATTTACAAGGCGCAGCAGGGCAATCTGGATCGTCAGGCCCAACTAGCCAACCTGGGTATTAACACGACCAATACACTCAACAATGCCTTGCTGGCCAAAACGCAGGGCGAAACAGGCAATATCCTGAATATCGGCGAAGCAAAGGCGGCCGGCCAGTTAGGTAGTGCCAATGCAATTCGTCAGACTGTTGGGCAGATTGCAGCAGGTGTTGGTGCTTACGGTGCGGGTGGTGCTGGCGCAGAAGGATTGAGCACTTCCGATTGGGCCAAGCTCACGCCGGGAGAGGTCGAACAGGCCAAGTTATTCGGATTTTAAGGAGCAGATAAATGGCTATAAATCAACTGATTGCAGCAGGTGGACGGCCTATCGATTTTGTCGATCGGTACCAGGCTGGCAAAACCAACGCCCTTAACCAGCAGGCCACAATGCAGAACATTGCAGGGGCGCAGACCAGCGATAAGATCAACCAGCTCAACCTGGTGGGTGGTCAGACCAAGCTGGAAGATTACAGCACTGATCGGGGCAAGAAACAAAAGGCGGCGGCCTATTACCCGGTCCTGGCGGCGGCGATTCAGCAGAAAACGCCTGAGCAGGCCAAGGCCTTCCTGCAGACTGAGCTTACCCCGCTTGCCGTGGAGCCAAAGGATCGAGAGGATCTGCAGCGGCTGTTGGCTATGGATAACGCACAATTTGGGCCGATGGTAGCCGCACTGTTTAAGCAGGTTAGCGCAGCAGTCGGCATTTCTGTTGATAAGCCAGCAAAACCAACTGTCACAACGGCCAAACCCGGTGAGGCGATCGTGGTTGACGGAAAGGTTACCGGTACAGTCCCTGGCGGCGGATCAACTGATATCAAGCCAGCAGAATACCGGCAAGTGGTGAAGAGTATAGGCACAACCATTGCCGGCGCTTTTGGTGGTGAAGGTATTTGGAACCCCCAGGATGAGCTTTTTGTGCTCAAAGATACCAAGTTAGCCGCCCTGGCCACCGCCGTACAGCGTGAGGCCAAGAAAATATGGAAGGATAAGTACCGGGAAAATTACAAAATGGCTAATGATGCTGCTTATGAGGCGCTTGAAAAGTATCAAATTGATCTACCGGATGCACCAGCGCAGGGGGCGCAGAAGCCACCAACTACGCTGGATTGGCTAGAAAATAAATACGGGCCACGCTAATGGCAAACTATCTGGAACAGGCCAAGAAGAAAGAGCCCGGACTGGTCAAATATTCTGATTACGAGATAACCCAGGCATTGCATGAGCAATACAAGGCCGAAACGGGTGCTGATATCGAATTTCAGACCTTTGCCAAAGATGTAGGCTTGGAGCTGCGTCAGGAGCCGCTGAATATCCCTGGCCAACCAGGCAACGAAATGAGCTTGGAAACGGGCCCGGTAAACGATCCTGTCAATGCTGCGCTATATGATCACGGCTTGAAACAGGTGCAACCGCCGTTTGACGCTGAAAAGTGGATGGAAACACTTAAGGCAATACCCGAGCTGACCGCGAAGGGTATGAAGCGCGGTGCCGGCGGGTTAATGGAGGCCCAGGGTGACCTTGGCCGCGTGCCCTTTGGTATACCGTTTCCGCCAGGCTATGAACCCAAGTCAGAGGCCATGAGGCGGCAGAAAAGCCAGCAGACAGCACAGGCTATAGCCCAGGCAGAGAAAGGCCAGCAGATGGCATCTGAGGCCGAAAGGCGTATCAAAAATATTACCCCTACAGGACAAACATTCTGGCAGCAGGCCGTTAGTAGTGCCGGCGTTTCGCTTGGGCAGATGACGCCCGGCGTTGTTGTCGGTGCCTTGACCAGATCCCCGCACCCGCTTATCGCCTCGTTCGGTATCATTACAGCCGGACAGGCCTATGCTGACGCTAAAGAATCCGGATTGCCGAATGACAAGGCTTTGCGACATGCGGCTGTGTCCGGCCTGCTTGAGTCAGGTACCGAGTACATTCCGGCCAAGGTGCTGTTTAACACTGGCACCGGGCCTTTTAAGCGCCTTGTCAACTTCATGGCTGCGGAGCTGCCAGGCGAAAACATATCCGAGGTTGGGCAGATACTCAGTGAGTGGTTTCACGGCATGAGGGATGACGTGACGGCCGAGGACGTTATAGACACCATCGCACTGACATCGGCATCGACCGTGCTGGCAGGCGGGCCACAGGCCGGTATATCCAGTTACATAGACCATCTTAATAACAGAGGCCTTCGCGGGGTCGGCCGCGAAATGCAGCGCAACGTCGATGCCGCATACCCTACCCAATCAGCGCAGGAGAAGGCGCGTGAAGCCCTTAACCCGAGCCATGCGCAGGTGATGGCATCCCCGGCCGAGAAAGCCGCCGAGAGCGTCAGCAATGAGCCAATCCGGCCGGATAACGCACCATCTGGTGACCAATTAGTGCCTAATAAGGCGGTACCAGTGCAGGCCCCGAAAACCAACAGGCCGGCTAAAGATGCCGCCGCACGCAAGGCCAAGCTGATCGAGTACCGAGGCGAAAACAGATCGTTGGTCGATGCTCCTGGATTCAATGCTGGCTGGGATGATGCAGCAGCCGGAAAGGCAGATGATGGCAGTTACTTACCCGAAAGCCAGTGGGGAGCCTACGATGATGGCTATACAGCCTATCGTGAACACACTGGACAGTTAGCCACGCCAGTAGATTCTGCAGACGTATCGAACCCACCACAAACCGCCACGCACATTGAGGGCGACCAGTCAGAGCCAGCCACACCTGCAGTGATCACAGATGCCGTTATTGAGAGCGCCGCAAACACGCCACTGGACCTAAAAAAAGCTCGGGCCGGGATCATGAAAGATATCGATTCTGCCATCAAGAAAGCACCGGACCGCGAAGTTGAGGCCAAAAAACCACATTCATACTATGACGAGATTGGCCATGTCGTGTTTGATGTACCTGGTGATGGAAAATTCAAGGTATTGAATACTAAGGCTAATCTTACAGCGTTCAGGCGGAAGGTATCGGCAAGCCCAGGCTTCAACGAGCCGAAAAATAAACCCATTGCACCATCCGGCGGAAATTTTCAAAAAAAAGGTTATTCCGCACATGAGTTCTTGGCTGCAGGTGAATACCGTAACGCCTACGAAATGGGAAAGCTGACTGGAAATATTGCTTTTGGCCAGGACGCCAACAATGGTGCCCAGCTTTACACGGATACACACGAGGTAGAAATTAATGGTCACCTGTTTTTTGTCGGAAAGAACAGTGCCGGTAAGTACAGGGCAATTCATAAAGACACAGGCTTTGGCGTAGGTAAGCCGGCGGGATCCGTGAAAGTGGCGATCATGAATGCGCGCAATGCCATAGATGAAGCCGGGCCCGAGCGCACAAAGGAGGCAATGGACAAAAAACTGCATATATCGCAGGACGAGCTGGAAAAACGCTTCAATATCATGATCGACAAGATCGATGGTGAGAAAGTATCCGAGTCTATAGCCGATTCTGAATCAGCACCGAAAGAGCCAGCAGCTGGGAAGCCTAAAAATATCGAGGACGCCAAAAACGATTTTAATGTAAAGGTCAAGTTGGAAGAAACAGGAAAAATCAATATTGGTGTGGACACAGTAAATACAGCTGAGGATGCCGCGCACGCAGTAGCATCATATCGACGACACCCACAAGAGAATTTCCTGGCGCTTGTGCTGGACGCAAACAATAAACCGATTACCGTTTTACGTGGGGCATTGGGTGTAAAGGATGGCGCTACCGTGGATCCCGGTACTATGTCAGGGGCTGTTTTATCTATTCCTGACGCCAAGAGCGTCTATTATGCACACAATCACCCGTCAGGAGAATCGACGCCAAGTAGCGCAGACACAAATTTGACGGCGAAACTACGCGATTTACTGGATGGCTCAGGTATTGAGTTTAAGGGCCACGTAGTCCTTGGTATCGGTAGAGAGGCAAGTTTTTTACCCCGGGACGAAGATGGAAAAGTAACCAAACTTACGATTACAGCAAGGCCTAGAGGGAAAACCGTACCTGTGACTGAACGCGTTATGCGTAAGCGTGTAAAAGCGAACAGAGAAGTAACGTCACCGGATAAGGCAAAAGATATAATTCGAGACTATAAAGGGGTTGGGGTTTTATTGTTAGACAACAGGCACCGTGTTATTGGTTTTTTACCTGTTTCCAAAGAGGAAATGAATTACTTGAGGAACAACGAGGGTGCCGGTCTGCGAAAAGTATTGAACGCAGTACACGAATCTAACGCTGCTGCGGCTATCATCAAAACAGAGACAGACGATACCGGAGAAAATGAAGCCAGGCTTAACATGGGTAATATGCTATCAGCAGCCAACGTCAAGGTGTTGGATGCTTTTTATTTTGATAGCAATAACGAACCAGTAAGCATTATGGAAAGTGGTGGCTCGGTTACCACCGGCAGCAAGTTCCGGAGTGAGCGCCCGAAAGAGAAAGGTCCTGGCGAAACATACGCTGGATTTATTGACTCGGAATATGACGAGTCAGTCATTGATCGCAAAAAGCCGATACGCCGTGAGCAGATCATCCGGCCATTCCTGAAAGCACTGAACACCACGCTGTACCAGGGCCGCGTCAAGGGCCGTGGTATGGAACGTACAATGGGTTACTTTGGGCCGAAGCGCCGCGCTACCCGGATACGGCACATGAATGATCTTGAAACAACGGCGCATGAGCTGGCCCACTATATTGATGATACAACCTGGCGCGTCAAGGGTCGCGGTGGCAGTAAATCGAGTCAACCGTGGATCCGTGGCAAACATAAAAACTGGGAGACTTTCGCGCGTGAGCTTAGAGGCGTGTCATATGATGCAAAGAAGTTGCACGAGGGATTTGCCGAATTTGTCAGGCACTGGATGACTACACCGGAATATGCCCAGGAAGTTGCGCCGGAATTTACAAAGTATTGGGAAACTGAGTTTATACCCAATTCGCCCTATGGCAAGGCCATACTGAAAGCGCAACAGGGTATGTCAGCATGGTACGCGCAAAGTAGTCGTGATCGGTTACGTTCAATATATGGTGGCGATGATACAGCCAAGATTTACACAGACACCATGGACACCGTTTATGACCGATTCCGGCAGGCCTTTCTGGATGATTTACACGGTTTGCTCAAGTACGAAACGGCTGTCACTGGTGAGGATGATGCTATTGCGCTGGGTCCGTACCAGGAAGCCAGGCTGTCGCGCGCCATAGCATCGGCTGTTGAAGGTAGCATGAAATACGGACCGCCCAGGATCCTTGGTGAAGGTGAATGGAACTACATCGACCGTAACGGTGAGCCATCGTTTTTGATCAACTCAAAAGGTAAGGCCGTTGATAACCCCAAGTTCAAATCGTGGGGGCTGCGTGATGTGCTAAAACCGGTGTCACATGAGTTGGACGATTGGAAGCTCTACGTTACCGCACGGTCAGCTAGCGAGCTGATGAAGCAGGGCCGAGAGAATCTAATTAAGCCGGATATGATCAATGCCGGGTTAGAGCTCGGGAAAGGCAAGCCGCACTTCGAGGCAGCGTTTCAGGACTGGCTAAAATGGAATAACGCAATACTTGATTTTGCAGAACAAACGCAAATCCTAACGCGGAAGCAGCGTGCGAAGTTTAAGCGCGATCTGTATATCCCGTTTTATCGTGTAGGTCAGAAGGGCAGCACCAAGAGACAAAAGGGTATCGAAGGAAATATACAGCCGTTCAAGGCCTTACGTGGAGGCACGGCTAATCTCAATGATATTGTGGAAAACATGACGGCCAATGCCACGCGGATCATAAGTGAGGGTGTAAAGAATCGCGCCCGGCTGAAGATCGTCGATTACGCTATGCGCGAGAACGCCGGCAAGTTCATCGAGAGGATCCCGACCGATAACGCCAAGGTGCAGATCGACAAGGACCAGGTAATCAATGCGTTTCTGGAGGGCCTCGGATTGGATCCTGCGCAGTACAATCGCGCCGCAAAAATGGGCCAGGGCGATCCGACCATTGATGCCATGCTCGAAGAAGTCAAGCTGAATCTCAGTGATATGGTGGGTTTTTGGATCCATGGCCAGACACCGAAAGGCGATAATGTGATAGCCGTCAAGCGCGATGGCAAGACAGAATACTATGAGGTCGCGGATCCGCTGTTGTATCGCGCCTATGTGTCGCTTAACCGGAAATTCGACCATGGCAAATTCTGGCGCTTCGCTAATGCCGTTCGCCGGATTGGTCAAAGCACCGTCACGCTAACGCTGGATTTCGCAACTGCAAATATGTGGCGGGATGCGATGCACTCGTTTATATTTTCGCAAAATGGATTTAAGCCTGGCATAGATTCCGCATTGGGTATGTGGTCGCGCTTGTCGCGTAATGCTAATTATCGGGCGTTTATCGCCAACGGTGGCGGCATGTCGTCGTACCTGCTGGATCCGGTAGCCTTTGAAGATCATATCAAGCATTTTTACGAATCGCGGCATATCAACTGGCGGCTGGTGATGCACACGCCGCAGCGGGTCCTGCTGGGCCTCGAGCTGTTGGCCGATGCGGCTGAAATGAGTACGCGCCTGGGTGAGTTCCGTCGAGCAACAATGCGCGGCCGACCGGTGCGCGAAGCGGCATATCTGGCACGGGAGATATCCACCGACTTTTCCATGCGCGGTGACGATATATCCATGAACAGGCTATACAATACGGTGATGTTTTTGAAAGCCGGCGCTAACAGCCTGGACCGCGTGTATCGAGGTTTCACGCGCGATACCAACCGGCATGCCATCATGGCCAAGTCAGGAGCTTTAGCCGTTTTATCGGCCTGGCTGTATGCCGTCAACCGTGGAAATCCATGCTATGAATCCCTTGAGGACTGGCAGAAAGATACATATTGGCATGTATTCGTGCCTACCGGTCAAGATGGCGGTTGCGAGTCAAAGTACACACACCTACACTTTCCGAAGATATGGGAAATAGGCGCGCTATCATCGGCTGCGGAGCGTAGCGTCGGAGCGTATCTTGATTCGGTTGAAAAGGGTTACAAGGATGGTGCCAAATACGCTAAGCACCTGCAGGAAATTTTCGTAAACATGTTTAGCCTGGACTGGGCATCGCAATTTTTTGAGCCACTATATGAAGTCTATGCCCTGAATGAGAACCGGTTTACACGTAGACAGATTATTCCGGACCGCCAAAAAGACCTTATGCCTTATGCGCAGTCGTCGCCATATACCAGCGTGACATTGCAGCGACTGGCAGAGAAAACGGCCGGCCTACCTAAAGAGCTGCAATTTTCACCGAGGCGCGCAGAGGCCTTAATCCGTGGGTATTTCAATACGTGGGGCATGTACGGCCTGATGATATCGGATGAAATCCTGTACGGTGACCAGCTGCCCAAGTGGCGCTTGGAGGAATGGCCGGTAGCCCGTAAGTTCATGGTCAAGCACCCGCTGAAAAATACCATAGAACAAAAAGCTTTCTATGATTTGGCGCACGATGCGCACATGGTTGTTAGGACCGGTAAAGAAATGATGTTAAGGCAGAACGCACCGCTGGCAGAAATGCACGCCACCGATCCGTTGTACTCGCTCGAAAAGGCAACCAGCAATATAAACAAGAAGGTTCGGGCAATTAACAACGCCATGGTTCAGATATATCGCAATCCTGATTTATCGCCACTAGAAAAAGCCAACGAGCGTGACCGCTTGCAGATAATGAAAAACAAGGTATTTTCAGAGGCTTTCGATAATCTCAATGCCGAGGTTAAAAAAACAAAATGATCGGCATGAGTGATAGCGCAATAAACACGGTCGCCGTTGACAATCGAAGTAGTACGCCGATTAGGTCGAACCACCAAATATCAGATCCATTGAGCTTGTTTCCTGTTTCTCTGGCAACGAGTATGGTTAGTTTTGCCGCCGGTATGGCGATCAGCGTTAGATACACGATGAAGGCAAAAAGACATCTCAGGTAGTTGTCAAAATTAACAAAGAAGGCATGGAAATCCATCGGCTGGACCTTACCACAAGGCCTGTGATAATAAAATAACGATAAGGGAAACACTGTGAGCTTAACAAAAGATGACATTGAGTCAGTGTTGCATAATGTACTTGAAACAAGATCTCGGATCGATAACGAGTTGCATAGCGAACACCATCAGTTTGTTGGAATGATGATCGCGCGCGAACAGCGAAAACAAGAGCGATGGGAAAAGATTAAGACGCAGGTTTTTGGCTGGGGCATTATTTCAATACTTGGCGGTATTGCCACCGCTGTCTACCATGCTTTTATAAAACCAAAAAGCGGGTAATAGTGGCTTCATTTTCTAAAAAATCACAGGCGCAACTGGATACCTGTCACCCATGGCTGCAGGCCTTATTTATGGAAGTCATCAAGGTCCACGATTGCACGGTCATCGAGGGGTACAGGCCGCCATCAGTACAGATCGATCTATACTATGCCAAGCGATCCAAGGTTAAATTTGGGAAGCATAACGTGTCACCGAGCAACGCCGTTGATGTTGGGCCGTACCTGGGCGAGATAAAAGGCATACCATGGCCGGTACCTGGCAGCGATACATACATCAAGGATCTAAATCAGTTTTACTACTTTGCGGGTATTGTCCATGCTAAAGCAAGAGAGATGGGCATCTCTATTCGTTGGGGTGGTGATTGGGATCGGGATCATTATCTGTCTGATCAGACATTTGATGATCTGGTGCATTTTCAGCTTTTATAACAACGAAAGGAGGTACGAAGTGAACAGAGTAAAATCAAAATGGGAATCGCAAGGCTATGTTTCTGGTGTTGTGACGGCGGCTGTCAGTTTGTTGTCAGTTGTTGGTTACCAGATTGCACCTGAAATGGTTGATGCCGTTACGGGTACTATTATCGGTGTTGTTACATTAATATCCGGTTTCCTGGGGTGGCGCGGCAGACTGAAAGCCACACACATGATCGAGTAAAAACTTTTTAACTAGGAAGGTGAGCAATGAAATTGATTAAACTACTTTTTATTTCTGCAGTGTTCGTGATGGTTACCGCTTGCGCCGGCCTGAATATAGGCGCTAACGATACTGGCCCAAAGATTGCTGTTCAACTGGCAACATTGAAGGTGTTGGATAATTCAAAGGACCCAGCATTGCGTGGCCAGCGTATGCACGAAATCATCAGCGCGGCCAGGGATCTGGTGCAGGGCAATGAATCGACAACGGTGGCAGAAATCGAAAAGTCAGTACGCGCGAAAATCGACAACCTGGTGCTTGATCGTGGCGATGTGATTATGGTCAACATGTTGATTGACGTGGTTAAACTAGAGATATCAAAGCGCGTTGGTGACGGTATCCTAGATCCTGAGAAAGCGGTTAAGGTCGATGCGGTGTTATCTTGGATTGATGACGCTGTAGTGATGTACGGTTATTAAATCAAGGCAGCGGTGGCATGGACGCCGCCCTGCCATTAACTCACCATCTCTATTGGCCTGACATGTCATTTTCTCATTGTCACTCATATCTTCACCTATGTGGAGATTCCTGGACTGCGCTGGCCCCTAAATTGTGCCGCTTGGTCGGTAGGGGCGGGATCATCTTGCTTAACCGGTAATCTGCCCAAGTCC